GATCTTAGAATTAACACCCGTCTTAATCTGTAATCCCTTACCGAGGGTACTGATTAAAAGATTACCAGTAGAAACATTTACATCGCCAGTAAATACTGGAGAAGCCAGATTGGCCTTGAGATTATTCGCGGTCGTGACAAAAGCTGTAGTCGCTACTGCGGTTGTACTATTCCCCGCCGCCTGTGTTACTGCTATAGTCCCTGTTGGTAACGTCGGCGTTCCTGTAAAAGTGGGACTGGCTAAGTTAGCTTTTAAATTTCCCGCAGTAGTGACAAATGCGGTAGTCGCTAACTTCGTTGTACTGTCCAGGGCCGCTTGGGTAACACCAGTCGTTCCAGTTGGAAGGGATGGCGTACCAGTGAAGACTGGACTATTTAAAGGCGCGAGCGTTGCAATGGTAGCCGCATAGCCACTATACGTCGTATGATCCGCCGCTGATAGGATGCCCGATACAGCGTTTGTCGCGGTGGCGATTGTAAGAGTACGTGTAGCCAGGGTGTAAGTAAACGGCGCGGCGGCTACGACAGCAGCGGCCCATTCTAGTCCGAGAGTGGATGGCGAATTTGCTACCAAAACATTTCCATTCGCGCCAACTGCCAGAACTTGATCGCCCGTTCCATCATTAACTGCGCTATTAGATAAGAGCCCACCTTTCAGCGGCGTCCCTGAGCCATTAGCGATTAGATCAACGTGCGTATCAAATTGAATATTAAGAACTGTAGAGCTAATTGCCATTCCGACCATCACATACATATCAGTGAAGGGGGATGGAAGCGGTGATATGCCACCCGCAATATTATCTATGTATTGCTCAAATCCCGTGAATGGGCCGAAACTAAACCCATCCATTGCGCCACGAATATAGATACTGGCAACCCCTCCGATAATGTTCGTAGCAAAGCCCAATTGTGTCTTATCATCGCCGAATACCGGAAGGGCCGCGCCAGCTATCGTAGCGGGAATCCATTGAGTTGCCCCATCGCGCCACATCACTACCATGTGGTCCGTTACAGCACCACTTACGGGTTGATCTAGGAGTACCAGCGAAGGCACACTCGTTACGACAGTATCAATAATATCTGTAACGACAACATTATCAAATTGGAAATTCCAGGCTGCCGCGGTAGTTGTACTCGTATGAAAAATCAGTCTATAATCTATACTCGTAGGCGATGCTACGAAAGTCCCTACAAAGGTCACGATTGTTGAAGCGGGGCCGACCAACGTATGCAATGGAACGATTGGTATTAATACGGCATTTGTAATATCGTAAATCCAAACAGTGATATCCGAATTTGCACCAAATACCATTCCGCCTGATCCATCGTAAGCAAAGGATACCCGTAGTGGCTGGCCTCTATCTATATTGTTGATAGTAAAATCTGTGCTAACCCCTTCACCTTCTCTATTGGCAGCATCTTTAGTTAAAAGAAAACTTGCATCACCGCTAATGGGACTAATCGTACTTCTGGTAAAAGTTAAACCTGTTGCAGTTCCACCTGTTCCTGTGGTGGGGGCGGTGTCTCCGCCGTTTGCGAGGAATCCGGCTCCGGTGATGTATTGGAGTCGTCCGGCGGTTCCTGTGATGGCGACGGTGGCAATGGCGACAGCGGCGGGTACGCCGGTCCAGGCTGCTGCCAGTTGGGTAGCTGTGGGGTTACTGGCAACTGTGGGTCCATTGTTCCATTGCACTTGAACATGGACTGACGAGATAACATTAATGTTTGGCGTGGCCGCTGGATACGCGGCATTGTAAATATATTCAATTTCTACTCCGTTTCCGCCACTACCCGATAAGGTGGAGGTGAATGTTAAATCTTGATTAATTAAACTGGCCGGAACAGTCCGACCAATGTTATTGTATAGGTTCCAGTCCGAAGTATCTATTTCGGCATCTGGGTTTAATATGAAGTTCGATCCAGAGGCGGAGGACGAAGGATTCACATAATCAAAATTTCCAGTGAAAGGATTAAAGACTATCTGCATTAGGATCTGGTCACTGTTAAAAGATTGTTGCTACCGTCATACGTTAGTGTAAGAGTTGCGACGGTTGTACCACTGGCACCGCCAGTTTTATAAACCACGGTTGTGAGATTATTGCCAGTGTACGAAAGCGAGATATAATCATACACGTATGGAATAAGTTGGGTAAGATTACGGACATTCAAAGCCCCGTTAGTCGTGGTTATGGGATTACCAGCAGTATCCTCGATCTGGATTGTGCCGCTGACAGGACCAACAGGCCCTTCTATCGTAACCTTTAGATTTTCGTCCACATCCACGCGTAGTGGATGCGTCTTATCGAAAATATCTAGGGCTGTATTATATGTGTCTGTCTGTGACGGTGTGTCTGGCATGTAACGCTCCGAGAGCCTTTGCTACTGCTTTCCCAATACGTGTGGCTTGAATCAATCCGACGCCTTCTTTTTCGAGTTCTCTAATGACAACGCCTATGGTAATAATATCGTCCGCGTCCATTACCAAACCTGAGAGCCGCCGGTGCCATACAACCAACCCTGTAGAGTTAGCGCACCAGCAGACGGCGCGGCGGAAGACACTTTCAAGAAGCAATAGTCGATGGCTCCCAACTCAAAGATGCCATCATCCGTGGTGCCGCCAGTGAAAGTAATCGTCTTCGCTGTAGAAAATCCAGAGAAGTGTACTCCATCATTGCTGATAGAAAGGGTAACCACATCCGTCGCGGCAGCAGTAAGCGTAGAGTGCAACTGAAGCGATGCACGATCAATGCCCTGCATGTTATATACAAAAGAAGCTGTGCCTGTAGCGGCGGTGATGATGACCTGTGAATCTACGAACGGGACGGTCTGCATGTTAGACATTATTTAGCTCCTGGTAAATGGGCATTACCCATCTGTGATGCCGCATTAGCAACAAGCGGTGATGTGGATCTCGGTAATATTGGGGCATGTGGCGGCATGGGCGCGGCGGCGTGAGGCGCCCCATTCGGGCCGGCGGCGGGCATAGGATTATCCACTGGTCCTGGCGTTGGCTGCTCCGGTTGTGGCGGGGGCGGCATTCCTTGCACATTATTTCCCATCAGGCCCATTAAACGAGGATCGGTGGGGTCTTTAATTCCTGGGAACAAGAACTGAGCGTGGGACATGATGTGCTGCATCACAGCCGCGAAGACAGGATCGCCTTGCTTCTGGCGTAGCGCGGGGTCCATCATAATGACGAAATGCTGTCCGATATGATTCGCGTGGTTATCCCAAGGCGCGGCCACTTGCGGCAATCCGCGCCGTAATTGCTCATTCTCTTTGATAATAAGCATGTTCTCGGCTTCTGGGCCTTCGGTCATGGGGTCCAACTCGCCAGTCGCGAGCACTTCAAAGTATTGATTCGCGTCTTTAATTAGACCTTTTGCCATAAGATCCTGAGCAATCTGTAGCTTTCCGGCTTCAGAACGCGTGGCTGGATTACCGGCAGATACGATTACCCGCGAAATATTAGACAGATCTTGACCTGAGAACTCACCCATATAGGCTGATTTGCTCTGGCCGGCTATCGTAATCATGCGTTTTGTGTTGGCAAAGCTCTTTAGCATGTTGAACAGACCCGTCGCGCTTCGCTCTAGGAACGATATATACGCTTGTTGGATGGGAGAGTTGAACACAAGGGCTTGAGCCTGTAAAAAGGCCATTGCCGTTCCAGATTCAACTCCTGTAGGCGGCTGACCGCGAAGAATGGACGGCAAACCGCTTAATTTCTCCATTTGCGTCTCTAACAGCGTGAGGAATGTAAAGATCTCCGCGGGGGTCTTGCATAACTCCAATCCCACCGGAATACCATTCTTCATGTTCGTCTTGATAAAATTCAAGCCTTCAATCACCTGTTCGGGTTTAGTCTGAGTAGACTCGTCAATGACGATATTGGTGATTGCGAAGGCTTGCTGATTGGTGACGATAACACTGAGCGTCTTATCGTAGGCATATTGTAATTTGACAATGGATGTCATTACAGTGCTACCAAAATTGTTAAATAACGTCTGGTCGGGGAGCATCGGATAGAGCGGAATCTCATCATACGGCAATGCGGTGTCCAGAATCCACGTATCAGAGTCAATGTACTGCGTGATGCGGCCATTAGGACATGCCGCCGTCTTTCTATGGATGAATGTGTAGACGGGAATTAAATCTGAATTTGATGTCTGAGCGTCTACGATATGACCGAAACGAAAGCGTTGGAGCGTGGTGGGCAAACTATAGCCCTTCAACTCATCCATCAAATCAGGGCGTTGAGCGATGAGATCCCATTTGTTTAAATACTCGCGCACTATGTACCAATCGTTATCAACATCCATGCGGGTGTAATCGCGGATAACATCCATCGGGCCGAGCACCGCATACTGGAAGTCGCCTTCTTTAACGGGTACTTCTTTGCCCGTAGGATCAGTGGTGACATCTACAATCTGCCCGATATCTGCGTTCCACTTCTCAAACATCCAGCCTTCGCCTGTGACTAGGCCATAGGTCAATGCCATTTTATAGGCATCTTCCATGTGCTTAACTTTCAGGTAGTAATTAGAAACAGAATCAAAGATAATATCTTGGGACATGCTCTTGTGGTCATCATTAATGGCCTCTGGTTGAAAAGAAGGCCGTTGGTTTGCGATTGTGCTGACCAATCCTGTAACGATGGAGCGGTAGATATTAGATTCGATAAGTTTGTATTGTCCACGGTCTCCCCCAAATCTTATGCCGATCTTCATTTCACTACGCATCCACATTTCCCAATTGCTTCGCCATACTGTCAGCTTCCCTGTCCTCAGCACGTAGTCTTCATAATCACATCGTCTGCGATCCAATTCCGCGAGTAAATCCTCCACGGGCATGACAGCAAAATACATATCATTGCTACTGCTCCCGAACGATTTACTATTCATCGAGCCGCTTGCCATAATTATCTATTTCCTTTGCTCAAATTTTGTTGCGGTGTTAGATATTGAAGATTCCAAAGTACATGCAAACCAGAAACTTTCTTTCCCTGAAGTGGAATAATATGATCTACTACCATTCCTACGGGACAATTTTTATAAAACTCTCTTACACCAGTCTGACCAAATCTAACCATTCTGAGCTTACGATTCGCTTTACATACCGAATGAAGCATTTTATATAAGTAGGGGTGAGCTAGACGATACGCCTTATTCGCTGCTTTGGCAACGGCTGATCTATTATAGGCTCGCCGTTGTTCTCTGTGGTCCTTCGCATAAGCTAGAGCACGTTTCCTCGCGTCGCACTTATATTTTTCTGTTTGTTTATAGTGCTTCATATAGTCTTGGAAGCATTGCTTGCAATTACTACTTTTGGTTACGCCAACGAATCGGCGATCATGACCGTTTTTGCAGTAGTCTACACTAATCATAGCTTTCATCATTTTCACGTACATTAAATTCCTGGTTCATTGCCGCGTCAAGTCCTGCACTAATTATCTCAGCCTTCTGTGCGCTGTCACCCTCTAGGAGCTTCTTCGGGATGAATGTGTTCTCTTCATTGTGCCTAAATGCCGGCGGAAGCGGATTAGTGAGCATGTCAACGCTACGCACAAGATACATAAGCATGGCGAAGCCGTCATAATGTCCAAATGTCTTCGAGCGAGAGAACTCTTTGCCACGCGCTCCCCCTTTCGTCTTTGTCCACACGCCATTTTTTAAACACCCTAATGTCTGAATACATTTCGGACTCACAATCACGCGGCCTTCTTTCACAAGCTCGCGCACATCCGACACCATCACATCTAAATAGGTCTTGCTTTCTACGGGCGAAAAGTATAGATGATGCCTAAGATTGAAGTCTTGAAGCAGCGAAGGCGTATTATTATCGGCTATACGCTTCTTAACTTCATTGCCCTTGAATACTTCTTTCTCTTTGGCGATGATGCGCTCTGCCAGTAGATCTGTGGTTTGTTCTGGCGACTTCATACACACTTCATCCCGCAACACTATACGAGATGGCTTGCCAGGAGCCCATTCAATCGTAGCAAAGCCACATACTGAATTATCAGTCCAGCCTTGATCTAGCGCGTCATACTTGAACCAGAGCTTGAAATGCTCACCTTCCGGCGTCTCGCGTTCATACTCCGGCTTCCATTCCGGGCAAAGCTGAAAGTCTGTATCAATGATGAACTCGCAGAAGAATTCTCTGCGCACCTTGTGGGATGTCAGACCGCCTAGGTCTTTTATGAACTTCTCTTGACGCTCCAACGAGTAATGGCTATCTCGTATTGTGAGCTTCATATATGCCCCGTCTATTTCCGCCTGGTCGCAATACTGCTTAAACGCGTGATCCGGCGTGACGGGGGGTGTGGACAGCAGAAGCATGTTACCGTTGCGCGGTATGAGGGTCGATACCAATGCTCCATCTACGATCTCATCAAGATTAGCACTGAAGCCCGCTTCATCCAGTATGATAAGATCGAAGGCAAACGACCGTAGGTTGTTGTAAGAAGTTCCCACACCTTTACCTACGCCCCTAAAAAGAATCTTTGAACCATTCGGAAACACGATCTGCGTCTTCCTGAGCTTGGGCTTTAAATGCTCAGGACACGTAGCGAATACTACATCCCATAGTTGACGCACGTATTCTTGCACATCGTCAACTGTAGGAGCTATGAACGCCACAAGAGCGTTCTTTGTTTGTATGCATGTCTCCACGCCAAGGAACAATCCAATGACACTCTTCCCAATCTTGCGGCTGCAGTTCACCACGAACTTGCTATTCTTGCCTATGCTCGCCTTGTACGCATCGTATATCTTACGCTGCGAGGGATTGAGGTGAACATACAGCCGCCCTGTGATCCAAGATGCCTCGATAGCCTTCTCGGTATCGGTCAATTAGGCTTTAGGCGCTTCCACGATGACGGCATCAACAGCCGCTTTAGCCGCTTCGACATCCGCCTTGCTAAGTTCCGCCTTGGCATCCGCTTCGATCTGCGCGGCAAGCTTCTCAGCGCGTAACTTGAAGTCGTTATACTGGAAGGATAAGAAGTTCAACACTTCGGCTACTTTCATTCCCAAATGCCCAGGATGATTGGCTTGCGCGATGTAATCATGCGCTCTAGCGAATAGATCCTTGATAGCTTCGATATCTTTATGCTCGTCTTGCTTCGTGCGTGTCACCATGTTTGATTCCCCCGAGGTATTAGTTATTTAACTCCAAATCCTTCCGGCACATCCCAAACTGTCGTGTCTAGTCCGTGACTCCATTCGTCGCCGTCTCGCGTACACCAATACAATCCCTTGATACTCGCGTCTATATCGTTGCGCAACCAATGGTCCATGATCTCATTGCTACACGTCACACATTTACGTCCTGCGAAGCGAAGTATCCCCTTCGGGTTAAAGTCACGTAGCATCATCGGACCTGATTCGAGCAATAACTGCGGATCTGTATTAGGACTAGAGAGCGGCTTGTACGTGCCACTCATATCTTAACATTCCCCTGTAATACGTATTCGATGAAGCGATTACACACTGTCACACGAAGCGGCAAGAAGCGTCTCGCAGCGACATACTCTTGCACTATCACATTCAAGCTAGGCTCAAACGCGCCTACACGTAGCGTGTTATCGGGCAACGGCTCTAAGAAGCTCTTACTATAGCACACACGCGAATGACGAAGCGATGAGGCAACGGTATCATTGAGCGGCCAATTGTCGCAGCTCGCGCCTATCATACGCTCGTTCTCGTATAGCTCGCCTATGTAATTCCCTTGAGCATCGGCATAGCGTCGCACGATGGTGACATTGAACGTGTCGAACGGGTGACACAAGAAATAGCCAGTAGACTTAAGAAAGCTTAACATTTGTAATGCTCGTCCCATGTCTCTAGCCGTGATTCCCAAAAGTCTCTATCCCATAAGCCGCACTCTCTAGCGCGTACGCACCATACGATGCCTGTCATATCACACGTAGGCGAGGCGAGATCACACGCCGTATCAACGTTCTCAAGCCATTTCATTATCGCTATTATCCCCTTGACAAAATATGGTTTTCCTGATAGACTCAATATGTCGATAGGGTCTACCAAGACTTCGAGGCCAGCTGCCTAAATTAGTCTTACCTATCGAAATAAATATATGCGCCTATGTAGCACACGACGCTCCCCACTAACACGATAATGATCCCCATTTCGTCGCTCATGCTACCGTCCCTCTAGATCATCTAGCGCGGCAAGAGCGGCTTTAGATGCTCTACCCTTTGTCCGCTTAATCTTCCTGTGTCCCTGGGTCACGATGAGGTAGGGTAACATACGCATCCACAACGCTATCCGCTCTTTGTCATTCGCTTTGAGCGCGGCGGCTAAGTCTACAATCCAATCCACGCCGGCGGCTTTGAGACGTTGCGCGATAGAGCTAGGATGCTTAGAATGTAAATTACTAGTGTTTAGGCGTACGCCCACCTTAGACGCAGGTACGATAGCACTAGATTGTATGGGTACATTCTCCACGCTATACGCTCCCGATTATGTAATAGATGCAGTATAATGATTTAATAGATCAATATAACGCATCTATACGTTGATGTATATCTCTTT